TTAGTAGTGGTATCCCATACAGTAACCATAATGTCTGTAGTTCCAAGACTGTGAGTTACTGTGAACTGTGTAGTTCCAGTTGCTCCAGCATCTGTGGAATCTCCAGTGATGGTTGCTGCGTAAGTTCCAAGTTGACCAGAGGTACCTTGTGCACCTAAAGTTCCTTGAGTACCTTGAGTTCCAAGAGTTCCTTGTACGCCCTGTGCACCTGTTGTACCTTGTACACCAGTAGCACCGTCTAGGTTGATAGACCATACAGCGTATGTTCCTGAACCTCTAACGTCATTTACGTTTACAACAAGTGTGTCAGTTCCTGATGTGTAACTTACTACAGTTGCAGACATGTTGTTGTTTACATCGTAAGCAACTACTACGTCCTGACCTACTGAGTAAGAAAGATCTGGATCAGCCAGTACAAAACTTACGTTATTTGCTACTGCAATTGAACGTGATGTTGTAGAGGTTGTCTTATAGCGATCTGAATGTCCTTGAACACCCTGAGCACCAAGGGTACCTTGTACACCTTGTGCACCAAGTGTTCCCTGTGTGCCTTGAGCACCAGTAGCACCTTGAGTACCTAAAGTACCTTGGGATCCAACAGCACCTTGAGCACCAACAGTTCCTTGTGAACCTACAGTTCCTTGAGAACCTACAGTTCCTTGAGCACCAACTGTACCTTGGCTACCAACGGTACCTTGCGTACCATCAGTTCCTTGAGCACCATCAGTACCCTTAGTTCCCTGAGTACCTTGGGCTCCAAGAGTTCCTTGTACGCCTTGAGTTCCTTGAGAACCGACTGTACCTTGAGTACCTGTTGTGCCTTGTGTGCCTTGAGCACCAGTGGTTCCTTGGGCTCCAAGAGTTCCTTGGGTTCCCTGGCTACCAACTGTACCTTGTACGCCTTGTGCACCAGTTGTACCTTGGGCACCAGTATCACCCTTGTCACCAACTCGTGCAAATGTTAGATATGCATTGTCATTATTAGCAAGTGATAGAGGACCTGATACGTATGCAACTGGCACTGTAAAGTAAGCGCCGCCGTTTTCATTGTGAGTTCCAATAATTTGGAAGAATGCATAGTTAAGAGGATCTGTAATATCAGTTACTTTAATTGTTCCCTTAACTTGTGATGTTGAGTCATCAATAGTTTGTAGGAATGAAGTAATGTCTGTTGCATTTGCATCAATATTATCGATGTAAAGATTAGTTACAGATGAGAATGTTGCGGAGTTAAACTTAAAGTTACCTGCAGTTGGATCTGTGTTTAAGGTATTAGTTAAGTAATTGTACTCAAAAGTTTCTCCACCAAAGGTACCTGTAGCACCCTGTGTACCAAGACTACCTTGAACACCTTGTGCGCCTAGAGTTCCTTGAGTGCCTTGTGCACCTAATGTACCTTGAGTTCCCTGTGAACCTACAGTTCCTTGTACGCCTTGAGAACCAACAGTTCCTTGAGTACCTTGAGAACCAACGCTTCCTTGTACTCCTTGAGAACCAATTGTTCCCTGTGTTCCTTGAGCACCAACGGTGCCTTGAGAACCTACAGTTCCTTGTGTTCCATCAGTTCCTTGGCTACCAACAGTTCCCTGTGAACCAACTGTACCTTGTGAACCAATAGTGCCTTGTGCACCAAGTGTGCCTTGTGTGCCTTGCGCTCCCAATGTTCCTTGAGTACCTTGAGAACCAACAGTGCCTTGTACGCCTTGCGCTCCAAGAGTACCTTGAGTACCTTGTGCACCGACATCACCTGTACGAGCAAATGTTACAAGTACATCACTGCTATCTGGAATATTTCCACTGCCTGATAATGGTGTTACATCAAGGTTGTACCAACCACTGTTATCAACCATTGAGTTAATTGCCCAAATGCCAAATACTGCAGCATTTGTTTTATCAGTAATTTTTACATGGCCCTTAATTGGAGATGTAGAATCATCAATTGTCTGTAAATAAGAAGCAAGATTAAATGCGTTTATGTCTTCTACGTCAATTGCAATGTGTGTTGATATTGAGGTATCTGCAGTGTTAAAACGAATAGTTCCTGAACCAGGATCAGACATAGTTGTACTTGAGTTTGTTGCATACTCAACAGTTACACCACCGAAGTTACCTTCACGTCCCTGTGTACCTTGAATTCCATCAAGACCTTGTACACCCTGTGAACCAACAGTACCTTGGGCTCCTAGTGTTCCCTGAGTACCTTGTGAACCAACAGTTCCCTGTACTCCTTGAGCACCAAGAGTTCCTTGTGTGCCTTGAGCACCAAGAGTTCCCTGTGTACCTTGAGAACCAACTGCTCCCTGTGCACCTAAAGTTCCTTGTGTACCTTGTGCACCATCAGCACCGACATAACCAGCAGTACCTTGTGCACCAACAGTTCCTTGTGATCCAACAGTACCTTGTGAACCTACTGTACCTTGTGAACCAATGGTTCCTTGAGAACCAACTGTACCTTGTGATCCAACGGTGCCCTGTGCACCAACGGTACCTTGACTACCTAAAGTTCCTTGTGTACCAAGTGTTCCCTGTGCACCAACGGTACCTTGCGTACCTTGTGCTCCAGTAGTTCCTTGTGTACCTTGGCTTGCATTAATCCATGCAGTACCGTTCCATGTCTTTACAACTTTGTCATTAGTGTCGTAGTAAATCTGACCTTCGACTGGATTGGCTGGTGCAGATACTGTTGCTAAGTTTTGGATACGAGCATTTTGTAATTCTAATTTACCTAAGTCAATCGGTGTTAAAAACTTACGGGCCATATTCTTTTATCTCCTTAAGATAAATAAGCGTATCCGCTAAAGGCTGACTGAAAAGAGACCGTAAGTGAGTTCGAATTAGTGTACGTAATTTCGCCTTCCACAATGTTACCAGCAGAGTCTACAACTGTAAGGTTAGGTTTAAATCCTAAATTATGAACAATTGTCCAAGAGGCACTGGCTGATCCTTGGGTATGTTCGTATGCCACATAGTTAGCAATATTTTGAAGAGTTCCTGGATCACCTTTAGTTCCTTGAACTCCTTGCGTTCCTAATGTTCCTTGAGTTCCTAATCTTCCTTGTACACCCTGAGTACCTGCACCAAGTAATCCTTGAGTACCTTGTACGCCCTGTAATCCCTGTGCACCACGAACACCTTGCGTTCCTTGGGTTCCTGTTGCTGCTCCACCAGAACCGCTACAAACGCCACAATCACAACCCGCAGGGTGGTTGGTACCATCTGGAGTTGTAATTAATACAACATCATTTACCGCAATAGGAACTTGATTAGACCCTGGGCGTTGATACTGTGGACTCATTGACTTACCTCTGCTGTCTTAAATATCTTTCCAGATACATATGTTTTTGTGACATTATCAACGTTTGTTAATTGAACATCATAATATGAAGTTCCTGGAAGCAACCGTGTTTGATCACCTGTAAGAGACAATACTAGTGTACGAAGGTTATCACCGTCTTCTGTAATATCTGGTTTTGTTATTGTAAAGGTAGTTATTAATTGAGCCGCTCCTGGAAGTGCTCTAATTTCTGCTAATGGAGTAAGAGTATCTACCTCAATACCTAAACGAATACTGAATTCATATGCATCACCTTCATAAACATTTAAATCTTGAGTAACAACTGGTACAGGTAATTCAACGTTTCCATAAGTAGGAGTAGGAAGATGAACACGAACAGGAGTTGAAGCATCATCAATTTCTTGAGGTTGAAATATTGGAATGTAATGATTTGTAGTTTTAGAAATTCTACGTAAACTAAATACATCAATTTTGTAAAGACCAATACCAAGTTGTGAACAAAGTTCTTTATATTGTTCTTTTCTTGTTTGTATCATTTGCATTAACTGTTGATATCTTTCAGATCGTGGAATTGTCACACCATCTGGAGCAAAGACGTTAATATCAAAAGCAGCATCATTGGCTAATGTATATAATGCTAAAGTTGAAGCATAAACAACTACTGGATATTCTTCTAACCCAGGTAAATTCATTAAACTTACAGTACGTCCATACGCATCAGTATGAAATGCTGAGTGTTGAGCAAATGCATCACTTATAAATTGACAAGTTTCAGTATCAGTAAAATATCGATAGTAGTTACCAGCAACAATAATTGTGTCCCCATCTGCAGGGCTAGTATCAAATACTATGTAACCTGTAGCCTCTTCAACTTGAACATCCGTTGAAACATCACTGCCGTTTTGATTTACAACAAGGTTAGCACCATCAAGAGGAGAGTAAGGAACTAAAAAACGATTAGTTGTACCGTCAGCCGTAAATGGGTATACAAAAGACTTAGGTGTATCGCCAATTTCAGACCTTAATCGATCCGCAAGGCTTGAAATCGTAGCCACATAACCTCCGTAAAATTTATTTGCTAATCATCTCGTGTAACTAACATTTATTCAGCGCAAAAAAAGGTCCAACTCCCAACTGGGAGGAGGGCGGGAACCAGTTGAGAGTCGGACTATTAACGACGGGCTAAATTTAGTTAGGCCGCCAAATATAGCCAAGTTGTTCTAAATAATTTGCAAGACTTGATGGAACTCTATATTTAACACCTGCTTTAAAGGTGTAAACATTACCCACTCCATAGGTCATCTCGTCAACGTCAGTAATTGTGCGGATGACTACATAGTCTCCAGCAGTTGATACTCCGACATTTTCAATATCATCTAAAACAAGAGGAACGTCTGGTTTTTTAGGATCGAATACATCCTTTTCCAAACTCTCCGCCTCAATTTGAGTAGCGATAGAAAGTTCTTCTTTACGTTTCTTTAGTTCTGACGCATTCTTTTTTGTTGCTTGTTCCGCTGCTCTGCCTGTTGCATCAAGCGGACTTGTTTGTGTATTTGCCACGATAGTTATTCTCCTAAGTTAGTTGTTGATGGCTGGGAGCCAAAGAAGGAGTATGGCTCCCAGACATCAGGGTAAATCAATTAGTTGGTGTAAACCTTACAGATCGCTTGATCTGTGATTACGCCAAGACCCCAAATTGCGTACCAAGCAAGAGCGTGCTCACGACCGAAGTCAAGAACGCCACCGTCACGTAGTTCAACAGGGAGTGAGATTGCGTGACCAAATGCATTGTCACCAATCATGATTGCTTCATAGATGTCTGCAGTCCAACCAGACTCAGAAGTGAAATAACCTTTTTCTGCTGTGTAATCTGCAGATACTGGGTTACCACCTTGTCCTGGGGCTGTGTTAGCCTTTACAGGAACTTCAATCTGTGATGCAGGAGCACCAACGTTAGCGGTGTAGTTTCCGTAACTTTCTGCAGCAAGTACTTTTCTAACCTGTGTGGTTTCGATAAATACTACGTCATACAGACGTCCGATTTCACCTAACATGAAGTTACCTGGAGCAGCGTACTTAGTTACTTCGATGAACTCTGGGTTCGAACGAATATCTCGTGACTGTTTTGGATGAACGAACATTACGTATGTCTCGCCTAAACGAGGGATGTTCTTACCAGCAAGGGTAAGAGCGGCATCTTTTACAGCACCTGTTGATAGGTTAAACCCACCATCAAGTTCTGCAACTGCTGTTGCTGCTGTGCCTTCGTTGTACCAATCGTTAACACCTTGTAGTGCTGAACGGTTGTATCCAAAGACTGCTGAAGTTGCAGCAGAGAGAGTGTTGCGTGCTTGTACATCTAAGTACTGTGCCATGTGGCGACCTAGAAGACGAGATGCTGAAGCCATTACATCATCAAATGATGCATTAAGAAGCAATTCAGAAACAGCAACGGCATAACCGTGCTCTGCAACTGTAATTGCGATTTGCTCTGCAGTAAGTGCGTTTGTTGTCATACGAACGCCTTCTGTAAGAGGAGTTGGATCAATTGCGAAGTTCTTGTAACGAAGGAAGTTCACACGAAGACCAGGTGCTACACCTAGTTCAGTCTTCTTAACTGCGAATTGTTCGAAACG